CAATCACACCTGCAGATGAGCCGCTTATCATGTGCAACAACACCGTCTGCAACTTATTAGTCTTGCAAACGCCGTCGATTAGTTTGGCACGATTGGAGCCATTATAATAATAATCCAACGCGCCATTGGTCTGCGCGGTGATTCCCGTTGTCCCGTTTGCTCCGCCGTTGTAAGCACGCCAGCGATTGGAGCCGTCGAAGTACACGTCGAACTTCATCCATACTTCGGCAGTGGCGGGTATGTCAAAGCATTTGGCTTGGGCGGTCTGGTAAAACGCAGTGCCCGTTATTGATTTTGTTTCGGGCAGGTCGGTTAAGGTCGTGCCGCTGACGGTTAATTTGTCGGCAGTGCCTTCGTTTTCATATCGCCACGTCTTATCCGCGTTAATTACTTTACACTTAACGTCAAGACTAAAGGTGATGTTTTGATAATCAGCGAGCGTCGGCGGAGTGCCGTAATTGTATGTAAACCATGTTCCGTCATAAATTCGCAATTCGTCAACCGTGCCGATTAAACCTTGGTTGCCACTCGGATGCGCGCCGATGTAAATGTCCAAAGCACGGCGTGAGTATTGAGGAACGTTTGAAGTCCAATCAGCCGCGATTTTGTCATTGATACAAAAGGACAGTCTCTTATCAGAGTAGCGATAAATCAGCTTGAAGTGGACGAGAGAGCCGACAGAATTAATCGTTGACGTGTAGGTGTAGCCGGAGTTTTGGCTTAAGTCTGTATCGCTGTTCGCCCAAAACTCAAGCTTAGTGGCGTCGGTCTTGCTCTTACGAACTGAAACCAAATAGCATCCCGTGTCGGGATTGACAATGTTCAAGAGGCGGGCATAATCGGGCGAGCTTGAATCGACGAAAATCCAGCCGTCGATATAAAAATCCCGCCCGCCGAGTTGAACGCTCGCGAGTTTGATGTAAGACGAGCCGTCAAGTTGCAACGCTTTGCCATTGAAAGCGTTTTCAGTGCCGATTGTCGGATTGCCGTAAGTTGTCCACTGATTGAGCTTGGCGTCCTCTGTCGGGCTTGTATTAAACGACAGCCACGCTTTTAAGTATTTGTTGCTTAAATCCATGACTTACACCGAGGCAATGACGCAAGACACCTTCAAACTAATACTCCTGTCCGTCTTGGGCGTCTCGGTGCTGTCTGAGCTTGCCCGCGCGTAGAAGATTGTGTTGACGTCTGTTATCGCTGAGGCGGTCGATATGCTGTCGGCAAAAGTTCCGTCCGATGTCCAGCAAAGTTTCAAGCGGTCGTTGGTGTCGCCGCTGTCTTGAATAACGGTCGTGCCCGTCGTCGTGTAGCCGGTCTGCGTTCTAATGCCGAGCTGCAAAGTCTGCGATTCATTTTGGCTTGCGTCCAGAGAAAAACTAATGGGCGCGGTAAAATCTCCGCCGGTTGAAACTGCCGTTCCGTCGGTACCGCCCGCCGTCGGGTTATTCATGTACACATTGATATAAGGATTTGCCATTGTTTTTCCCTCCAAAGTTTTTTAGTCAAATAATTTTCCACAGTTCAAAGCTTGCCATTATGTAGTCGGGAAAATTTTTGTCGCGCTCGTATTCCTTCATGAAAATGCGCATGTTCCCCCGCTGTTCGCCCGCCGTGTCCGTGAAAGTGACATTAGCCCGCGCCTTCCACAGGGCTAGTATTTGATTAAAATTTGTCTCCGAGAAAAGGCAGGTAAGAGAAATTGTATCGCCTTTCTCAATGTAACCATAATCCTGAATGGCGACGCCGCCTATTATTTCTATTCGCTGAACTCGGTCGTCCACTGACACTTTGTAGCTTTCGGGGTCGCGGAAGGACGCTATGCCGTTGATGTAAATCATGCCGCCTCCTCCTCACGCGCTGTAGCCGTAACTCGTTTGACTTATCGCTTGCCTAACCGACGTCGTTATTTCGTCTACAATGTCCTTGGTGATGTCGTTGACGAGTGATTGTTTCATCTCGTTGTCGAAGACGTAAGCACCACCGAGGTCGATACTGTTGTTCGGCGCGATTGTGATTTGCGGCGGCTGTCGATTGCCCAATGCCGCCAAAATGTTTTGTACCAATCCCGCGATTCTGTCCAGAGGAGTAATTATTGTCTCAAATGTAACGGGCTGTTGCGCCTCTACCTTTTGCAGTATGCTCTGAACTTTCCCTTCGATTGAATTCAGCGGCGTCATATAATCCGCCAATGTGCTCTCCGTCTTGGGCGTTTGAAGTTCCTGCAAGACGCTTTGAAGGTTTCCGTCTATTCGCATGAGCGGCGTTAAATAATCGACAGTCTCTCCGCCTGTCGTCGTTATCGGCGCGGCAGGATTTTCTTTTGAGGATTGAAGTGTCTGCAAAATGCTTTGAACGTTTTCATCAATCCGCGGCAATGAGCTGAGTGATTCGGGTAATTCGCTTTCCTCTTCCCTGCTTTGCAGGGCTAGCAGAATATTTTTTACGTCCTCTTCGATATTGGGCAACGTCCCAAATAATTCTTGCAACTGGTCTGATTCGTGCGGTTGCTCGTCTTGCATTGCCTGAAGTATTCTTTGCGTGTTTTCGTCGATTGCGTTCAGCGGCGTTGTTAACTCGGAAAAATCAATCGCGACCTTATCCTGCATTGCTTGTTGCACGCCTTGAATTTTTCCGTCAATGCTTTTAAGTGCAGTCTCTAACGTTGATAAATCTACTTCATTCGCCGTTGCAAATTGTTCGCGTGCCGCGTTTGTTTCGTCATAAGTACCTTTTGCTAAGCCACCTAAACCTGCAACTGCAAGTGTGCCGACTGTTAAAGCTGGAATTGACATTGCTCCTACGCCCGTTGTCGCCGCTCCTGCGCCAATCCCCACGCCCGTTAAAACTATATCTTTGAACGTGTCATAATCAAAGCCGATTTTTAAACCGCTGTCACTTTGTTTTTGCGGCGGTATATCCGATATTTCACGCAAGCTAGCGTTAGCGTCGCGAGCTGAACTTGCCAATAAATCTTGTTCCTTACGAACTTCCTTCGTTGAATTGCTGAGTTGCATGAATCCGTCTGTCGGCAGGGGCTGATTGTTGCTGATATTTTGTCCCTGATTGGTAGACGGCAAATTCTTCAACGCGTCGGCAAGATTTTTCTGCGCGTCAATTAAGCCGAGCGTCGAATCCGTCAACAGCATTTGAGTTTCTGAAACGCCCTTCGCGCTGTCGGCAAGATTTTTGAAATATTCGGGTGGGAAGTCTTTCACGCCCTCGGCGAAAGATTTTTGAGCGTCCGCCGCGTCTTGCGCCGATTCGGTCAACGGTTGTAACGGAGCTGTCGTCTGCTGAACTGCCTCGCTGAATTGTTGCAGTTCCTCCGCCGGCATTGTAAAGACTTGGTCGCCCGTTATGACTTGATAATCGCCCGCTGTCGGCTGGGCAAATTTGTCGCCTTCGATTAGCTGAAAACCGTCCGCCGCCTGTCGCGTCGATTGAAGTAAGTCTTGCTGAGCCGCCGTCAATGATTTTGTCGCCTGAATTCTTTCTACGGCTTCGCGTGCCTCCGTGTCCAATTTCGGGAGTAATTGTTGCCGAATCAGATTTTCATCCGTTAGCAAACCAATCGCTTGACTTTGCGCCTTCATCAGCCCGTCGTCAACTATCTTGTCCGATTCGATTACCAGAATCCCATTGCCGCCGAATTGCCGCGCGCCTTCGGGGGTTTTCGTGTAGTCTCCTCCGCTTTTGCGTGATTCGTCGGCGCGACGATTTAACTTCCCGACTGCATTTTGGAAGTAGCGTTCTATCATCGCTTGCGTGTCAGCATTTAAAATCCCTTTGCTTTGGAAGTCTTCATAAAGTTTCAAACGTTCTTGTTGAGCGCGACGTAAATCGTTTTCATATTGGCTGTGTTCCTGTTCAAAAATTTTATCTTCGAGCGATTGAAGAGTGCCCTTGATTCTGTCCATTTCGTCTTCAAAGGCTTGCGCTTCTTTCATTGCGCTCTCGGCAATTATCGCTTGAACTTCCTCGGCAGTCTCCGCCTTTTTGCGTTGTGCCTCTTCCCATAATTCAATATCGCGAATTTGTTTCTCGAACGCCGAATGCGTCATTTCATATTCTATATCAGCGGCGTTTTCCCAATTCGATTGAATTGCCTCCGCTATTTTGTCTCTATGCTCTTTTTCTATCTGTTGAAGTTTTGCCGCGTATAATTCCGTAATCGCTTTGCTCTCTTCATCTGATACCTGCAATTTATCTGTCAATTCACGTTTTCGCCATAAATCTAACTGCGCCAATGCTTTCTGATATTCGTCGTCGCCAAATTCAAGTTCAATCTTCAAATCCTCTAATTCGTCTTTGAATTCTTTTACGCGCTGAATTCCATATTGACTCAAAACGTCGCCGTGCTTTTTTTGTGTCGACGATAACGCTGAAATGCCTTGCGCCATTTTTCCTGCTACTGTTGTTGCGTTTTTCAATTCGCCGTTAAAAGCTTTCTGTTTTTCTTCAGCTCGTTTAACTTCGTCTTCGAATATTCCGTAGCTTTCTTTTATCTGCGCGTTGAATTTATCCCAATCAGTATTGATGCCAAAAATTTTTTGCTGATTGAAGTCTTGATAACGCCAGCCCATTGCTGACATTGTTTTATCGACTCGCGCGTTGCCCGTCGTGCCTTTTGGAGTTTTGGCAGTTTCGGCTAGCCAATCCGTTGCTCCGCCTACTTTACTTGCTATAGTGCCAAGCACTTCCGACGCCACAAATCCCCACTTCTGGATTTCGTCTTTGTTTTCTGCGAGGAAGGCTGTGCCGTCATGCAATACATTAAAAAAGTTTTCTGCCGCCGATTGAACCGCTGGTACAAAAATATCGCCGAGTGCGGCTTTTAATTCTTTTGATTGTTCCTCGACTAAATTTAGCGAACGGTCAAGCTTGTGTAATTGCTCGTCGTCAATCTCCGCCTTGAAGATTTTCGCCGCGTCTTCCCGCGCCTCTCTTAGCCGTTGAAAATATTGAATTGCGTCGCGAATACCCGATTCACCGCCCGCCAACTGCAGAAATTCAATTCCTTCACCGGCGGCGTCGGCTTTCTCCCACGCCTGAAAAACTTCCTCACTTATGTCCTTGAAGTCTTTCAGTCTGCCCGTCGCGTCTACTATTTCCGCGCCGTATTTTCGGAGGGCAATGAATTCGGGGTCGTCATATTCGCCTTTGACGTAAGCGTCCGTAATACCGCGGATAAATCCTTCGTAGTCTCCAATGTCACCGCCTGCCAGCCGCATTTCGCGGAGGAATTCGCGCGTGTCGGGAAATGACATGTTCAATTCGTAAGATTGATTCTGCAGCTCGCGGAACTCTTCAACCAGTTCCTTTGTCGCTGTAGCCGCCGCACCTATGCCAGCTGTGACTGCGCCAAATGCTATGCCCACTGCCTGCAATTTGGTCGGCATCGCAGGTAACATATCGTTTAGCTCGCCAAAGCTATTATTTGATTCGCCCTGCGCGTCATTTAAGCTCCGCAAGTCGCGTTCGAGGTTTGCTAATGTCAATCTTTCACGCTCTAGCCGCACTGCCGCCCGCTGTGCTACTGTCGAGTTTTCTCCGTGCGCCGCTGTTAAGCTCTGCAACTCCGCCGTTAAAATCCGCACACGGTCGCGCTGTATCGCCATTTGACGATTTAAAGCTTCCGTCCTTATCTGCAAAATTCTTTCGGCGTCCGCTGTCTCATCAAGCCCTGCAATTTCAATTTCCGACCGAATCCGTATTAAATTTGATTCGCGATTCAATCTGCTAATATTTGCCGCAACCGTGCGCTCCGCCGTAACAAAGCCTGTCTCCAGCTCCGACAAACTCAAGCCTAATCTCAAATACAGCCCGCCGACACTTCTGTCTTCTGCCACTGTCTCACCTCCCCGCCGCTAAAAATTCATGATTTGGTCAATAGTTCTTTTCGGATGACAAAAAGGTTTATTTTCCCCTGTCTTTTTACTTTGCCTTTTCTCCTCAAACGCGGCTTCGACTTTGCTGTCGACAATTTCCAAGTCCAGCAAAATCTCAAGCGGCATTTCTTCTATCGTGTTGAAGGACAGATGATAATCGCTCATCCACTTCCGGCAGTGATAAAGATACTGTTCGTAAAGAGACAAGGTCAGCTTGACTGTGCCTTGCCCTCCTCGGAGTTTTTTTCGATTTTCTCAAGCTTCGCCGTCAAGCTTTCCAAGATGAATTTGCGAATCTCCGCCGACGCGGGCAAAATTTCTTCCATGGGCATATCGAGCACGTCGTCGACGCTCACGCCGTCATAGAACTGCGCGATGAACGCCGCGTGCTTTTCGAGAAAATCGGGGTCGGAGTATTCGGGAGCTGAATCTATGAATTCTCCCAAAAGTCGCCAGCTTCGCCCTGTCAAATTCTGTATGCTGTGTTCCTTCCGCCCGATTATGATTGTCGGTCTTTTCATGTTTATTCCTCCAAACAGCAGAAAAGCCGCCCGCAATGGACGGCTTCTGCCGAAAAATTTAGATAGACAATTTAGGAGCGTCGCTGAACGAACTGGGGATAAAAGCATATCTGCCGTTAAAGCCGTTAATCGCGCAGAAGACAAGCTTTTTCTCCGGCGTCGCAGTCACCGTTTCTTCTTGCGCAAAAAACCAGTAATTAACGCCTTTGCTAACTTGTCTGCCGAGAAATGCTATCGGCTTAATTTTCGAGCCTGTCCAGCCGCTTTCTGCCCCCGACAAAGCAGTCGCCGCGTCCTGCGGCATTGTGTCCAATCCTTTAAAATCCTCAAATTCAATTCCACCAAAAACCATTTTTATCTACCTCCCATAATTAAACGCTCGTAAACCAACTGCCAGCCAAAGTTGCACTCCCCGCAACTGCGCCATCAAGCATATCATAGACTTTACCGTCGCTTGCTCGTGCGATAAATGTCCCCTCCATGCTAGGCGTTTGCCAGTTGATATTCTCTCCCGCCGTTTCAATCTGCTGCTGTCCCGGAGCAAATTTCCCTTTGTAAAATTTGTAGTAATGCGACGTGTCATCTGCCGTCGTTGCCGCAAACAACAAAGCAACATAAGGCGGCGCGTCATCACCTTTTACCGTAACAGCTCCTGTCGTGCTGTCAAAACTGTGCCCAAGCAAAATCGCCCTATCCGACAGCGGAATATCTGTCGTGTCTATCGTTATTGTTATTTCCTTAAGTTTTGTTTTTGTTGCTACTGCCATATTATCGCCGTAAAGCGTCGCAGTCTCCAAGTTTGGATTAATATCAACGGAGATTGCATGGCCAAGTTTCACCGGCGTACCGTATGTTTCTGTCGTCTCTCCATTTGCCGTAGCTTCTGTGAGCTTTGCATAATATATATCTTTTAAACCTGTTAAGGTTGACGCTACTCCTGACATTAGCTTTTCGCTCCTTTAACAAAATCAAATATCCTCATGATTTTCCCATCGTCCAAAAACGGAATTGTCTGCCGACGAACGAAACCTAACGACTGCATTATTTCCCGAATCAACCTGCAAGCCATTACAAAATTTTGCTCGTCGACGCTAAATCTTTTCTGCGCGGCGATAACATGTATTCTAATCGTGACGCGGTGCGCCACCTCCCGATTATCGCCCTGTATCGCCGGAACGTCGGAAATCGGCGAGTAAACGATTATCGGATAGCGCGTTGGGTCTGCCGATGGTGCCACGTAATGATAAATACTATTCGCGCCATTTGGCAGAACTGCCATTAAATCCGCATTGCCAATTAGTGCACTTCTAACTTCTTCTTCCAGCTCGACAGTCTCCATGTTAATGCCCCATTTGTATAGCGTGATTAATTGCCGCACGGATATTGCCGTAAATCCTGCCAATATTAGCGTCCAGCGCAGGGTAAAGAAACGGCGTGAATTCAGGTTTTGGACTAAACTCTACAATCTGCCCATAATAAAAACCGTCGTCACTTTGAGCGTTAGCAGAAAGTTGATAAGACGTTGCACTCCTATTAGGCGTTGCTTTTATCGAATCCCTTAATCTGCCCGTCCGTACTGGACAACGGCTTTTGGCGTCGGCAACTATTTCGTCGGCACCTTCTTTTAATGCCTCTTTTGCCGCATTTACAACGTGTTCGCCAATTTCGCGTAATTGCCGCAATGTTTCGGCAGTGCCTAAATTATCTAAATGTCGACTAAAGCCGCTGTCGCGATAATGACTACGGCGACCGCTCATCGTCTATCACCTCCTCACAATCAAAAACCGTGAAGATTCTCCTGCTCTCGGCGTCAAAAGGCGGAGACAATAGCTTTAGGCGTCGTCCCCGCCAAATAATTTCGTCATCGGGCTTTATATCTTCGCGGTATCTTATCGTCACTCGATAGCTAACTTTATTTGTGCGTTCAGGTTGAGTGTCGCTGATTCGCGCCGTTATCGGCAAAATCTTCGCCCAAACTTTACAACGCTCAAATTCTACAGAGTTTAGAATATCGCCGCGCTCATTGCGTTTGGTAACGTAATTTCGCACGCTGATTCTTTCTGACAAGTCATCAGTGCTTGTATTAGCAATGAAACCTCCGACCGTTTTCATGACGACGTATCCTCCGCCACAAAATATTGGAGCTGATTTACCATTGAGCGAATCACAAACGCGAAATTATTTCGAGGGTCATTGCGCCCATCACGATTGTTGAATTGCTCGCTGACTATTACCAATTTAAGCAAATCTGCTTGCGCCTGAAACTTTTCGTTTGTCTCGTAATAATCAGCATAATTCGTTATCGCATTGCGCAAATAACTTTCCGCCGCATTGAGAAAACTTTCGAGTAAATCATCTTCCTCATTGCCGTCGACGCGCAGGTATAGTTTAACTTTCTCCAGCGTCATGACAATTCAACCGCCAACGCAAGCATAGCGTCCTCGTCCACTACCGTTACGCCCCAGCGAACGACTGCCCTTATCGCCGTGCCATATTTGCGGAAATATAACTCGCTTGACGTTGCCAATTCCATGCCTTGACGTTCAAAGAAAGTCAGATAAGCTTTCATGTCTCCCACGAAGAAAGGCGCGTAGTCTTTAGTGCTGACAGTGACGCTCGGCAATGTCGAATTCGGAATTACCACAATTTCCTTTCCGCGATAACGGTAAGTGTCGGGCGACGTGACGTCGGGCGTAAAGAGCGGGCGGTCGTTTGCGTCGTCCAAATTCGCCAGATACAAAAGACCGTCCTGATTCGTGTAGATTTTCGCTTGAGGATAATACACGCCGTCCAAGTCTTTCAGCAAAGCTTTATTGAATGCTTTGTGTGATGTTATCGTCGTCGCCGTGAGCGTCGTGGTGCTGCTCTCCGTCTGCGTGACCAGTTCGTTCAGTTTGGAGAGTATCGCCACGTTCTCCGCCTTGACTGCGCCTTCCGCTAAATGGCGGCCGATAACGCTCATGATATCTACGTCGGCGTCTGCTATAAGCTGGTTCGACACAGGAATTATTAGCCCGCGGTCTTCAATCGAATAAGTCGCTTCTCCAAAATTAATGTCGCCTTCAGCTATGTCCGTCATTTCAGCAAAACTCTGGAAGGTGAGCTGTTGATAAGGGAGCGTTGGCCATCTGCCTGACGTTGTGTTAGTGCTCACTACCGTCACATAATCTTTCAACGCAACATAAGCTTTCCTGAATTCCTGCAACGTTCTCATTTGGTCTTCCGGAACAAGATAACCGCCCTTGGCGTCAATGCTCTCAATCTGCCCCGGTTGTCCGGGCGAGCCCGTAACGTTGAAATACGCGCGGCGTTCTTCGTCCGTTAAGCGTCCGCGTCCGAAAACGAGTTTGTTAAACGCTCGGTTGCAGAGTTTCGCATTGTCCAATTCGCCCGCATTTTTATTTACAGGCTTAGCACTTGCGAAAAATTCTTCGTCCTCTGTTTTCTCCAGCGTCAACTGAACGTCTAATTCGTCTTTGAGTTTCAAAATTTCTTGCGCGGCGTTTTTTGCCTCTGCGATTTTGCCCTCGTTACGATATTTTTCAGTCTCGGCTACTTTCGCTGTAATTTCTTTCCTAATTTCATCCGACTTTAACATGTTTACAAAACTCC